CTGCGCCACAGCCTTGGCAGGCCATCGCGTAGCGATTTTGTTCAATCGGGATTTGCTGAATGCCGTTGCCGGGGAGCGTGCTGGCTGTGGTATTTATGCGGCCGATGTGGTAATGCGGGACAACTACATGGCAAAGGAGCGCATTTCAGAGTTTGTCCGTAGTATCGGAGGAAACCCGGATGATGCAAGCGCTGATAACGCTGTACGTGTTGCTCCTAATCCTGTCATGTCTAATGACGGCAATCTGGTGATCTGGCTGGCGTCCGCCGTATTTGGTGTTCTGTTTATGTTCTGTGGGTACCTGCTGATCTATAATGTATTTGAAATTGCTGTAACCAACGATGTTCGGCAGTATGGTTTGCTGCGGACGGTTGGAACGACCTCCCGACAAGTAAAGCATTTGGTCAACCGACAGGCACTGTATCTGTTTCTGATTGGTACACCATTTGGGCTGTTTTTGGGCATATTGCTTGGACGCGGTATTTTGCCCGCCGCAATTCAGACATTTGCTGTTGATTATAGCGGTGGAAACATTGAGGTCAGATCGCTTCCATATCTTGCTATTATTGCAGGCGCAATCCTGTTTTCAGGGCTTACCGTTTATATCAGCACCAGAAAGCCGGTAAAAAAAGCATCCCGTGTGTCACCTATAGAAGCAATCCGCTATGTAGAGCAGGATGCTTTTTCTGTAAAACAGAAAAAGACAGACACCGGCGCGGTCATTCCCCGCATGGCAAAAGCCAATCTCCAGCGCAACAAACGCAGGACAGCTTTTATTGTGATTTCCCTGACCCTGAGTATTGTGCTTCTGAACTCGGTGTTTGTATTCAGTGGCAGCTTTGATGAAGAGGCTTATATTGAAAAACAAACCCGAAGTAATTTTGTGGTTTACAATTCAGGTATTCAGGCAGCATTTGGCGGTGAATTTGGGCACGAGAGCGCCCTTTCGGAAAAGGCAATAGAAGAAATTGAACAGCAGGCAGGAGTAATGAATGAAGTCCGTCTGTACCGCAATACTTTTGAGGACGACCATATCGCCTGTGATTGGGGTGAAACTTACTCGATTGATAATACAGATAAATATGCCTATCTGCTCCCTGATTCGTTAAATTTGGGATGGGGCAAGGATAAAAGCTATGCCGCGTTGACTACGGATAACTTACCCCTGGGAAATGTGTATGGCTTTTCTGAAAACCTCTTAAATAAAATAGATATTATAGAGGGTGAAAACGATCTGTCTGTTCTGAAAGACAAACTGTGGAACGGCAATACTGTGATTTTAGTCGGCAAGTATGATGACAAGGGAAACTTGAAGGGTGGTTTAGACAATCCGGCTTTTGCTGGATTATCAGTTGGCGATACCATTCAGTTTTATGAAAACGGAACTCCAACGGAAGAATTTACTGTTGCAGCAAAAGCGGCGGTTACAGACAGTGAAATGACTTTGACCGGCGGTGGAGCCAATATTGCAACAGACATTGGCGGTCTGAATATCTATATGTCGGAAAGGAAGTTCAAGGAGATTTATGAATCCCCTACCTTATACGGTTTTCTCTTTGATGTGGAGGAGCAATACCAGCAAGAGATGGAAAACCATCTGGCACAGGATACCGATATTGCCTATACTTCTATCTCGACACTGAAAGCCAATGTTTCCGGCGTTAAAAATGTAGTTCTTCTGGTCGGCGGAGTGATTGGAGCCGTATTTGCCCTGGTGGGTCTGCTCAACTTCAGCAATTTGGTAATGACCAACATCATTACCCGCCGTCATGAGTTTGCCACTATGCAGAGCATTGGCATGACAAGCCGTCAGCTTCGCAAGATGATGATTACCGAGAGTTTTTCCTATGTGCTGCTGGCAGGTATTGTCGGGACACTGGCTGCGGGAGCGCTTGGCATGACATTGAT